ATAGTGTTGGATTTACCCAATAAGTGTTTGTCACTGGTAAGCCGACTGGCTCTGCTGTCTTAGGACGAAGTGCCACTAAATCGACATCTGCACGAACAACATATGCTGCTGATGCTTGACCTAAGAATGAATATGCTGCTAATAGACCGTAATCATTAGTTTCATCGCCTTGTTGTACTGTACTTGATACTGTGCGGAAATCTACATTTCCGAAGTATTGAGTTAGTTCACGTTGTGATGTTACTAGGACCGGGCTTCCTGCTACTGCTGATTTGGTATATTTTGCAATACCATCAATTTCTGTGCCAGTTGGGTCAACTTTGTCTTGACCTGTAGCGATAAAAATCATTGGTACTGTGCCAGCGCCTGCTGGTCCGTATACCGACTCGTCTGTTATTTGTACCTGTGTTCCAGGCGATACAAGATTTGCCATTTTTGGAGTTCTCCTTTATTTTATTTTACATGTAATTACTAGTTTATGAATCTATATCATTGTTAGTATTTAGCGTAAGTTAAAGAAAATGCTCTATTACAGCGTTAACATAGTAGTTTAATAGTGTTCTGTCGGAAGTCTTCTAATGTTGATGTGTTATACATAGTATGGTTGAATTCCCATCCCGCCCACCTAAATTCACTTGGGTGTACCTCTGGAAATGCTACTTCCATATGATTGCCATTATCGTATATTTGATATTCTTCTTCTAGTGGGGTAGTGTTTGTGGTAACTGCAATGTCCCACCAGTTTGGTAAATCATATCTCCACACAGATGCAGTAGTTCCACCCAATCGCTTGATTACGTCTAACTCGTTGAAGAATCGACAATCAGAAATAACAATATTATTATCAATTTGTAGAATCTTGCGTTCTGCTGCTGCTACCCATATATCTGGATTAAAATGTGTTCGCATGACATCTGTACCGATATACTGTAATGCATATCTAGGTGTAAAATTAGGTATTCCTAATCTATTAGACCACCATGTGTCTACTCGCTCTCTCCAAACCCTACTCTCAGGCGTATTACCTTCTAATAGAGTACGATCCCAACTAAAAATATTCGCAACAGCATCTTTCAATACTCCTGCGAAACTAACTCTTTCAAATCCTTCTTCAATCAAAAAACCTGCTGCGGTGTCTTTTCCATGTCCAATCAAGCCACAAATACCGATCAATTTATTTTTCATATTACCTTCGTTTATTATGTTATCCTATTACAAACCCTAAACCACTACTTCCATCATTGAACAACGTCAATTCCGTTTCCAACTTGTCAATTTCTGCTTCTGCTGATGCCTGTAGTTCACCAGCATTCATTGTAGTACCACCTTGTGGTCCTGCGATCTGTGCGAACTTACCACGTGCTTGTGCAAGCATTAATTTAGCATGACATAATGCAAAATCCTTAATCCAAGGACCTGCGTATATATCTTTTAATAAAGCCTCTAACGGGCGATGATTAAATACATGAAGAATACATATATCGTTTGATTTCATCATTCGATGAAGAATTAATTTACTATCTGACTTACGCCATGTAAACATTATCTCTGCACCAAATAAACGACCCATTGTTTCTCTGTTTTGTTGTAAAAAATCAAAACTTGCTAAACCACCACTGCGACTTGAACCTAATAAATATGTATTCAAGTAATTTGCTTGGAATGGTTCAAAATCATTTCCTGTACCTGACGATACACCAGTTGTACGGCGGTATATATCAGTTACTTCGTCTATTTCACTAGGTAATGTATATTCTGCAACATCTTTCAATAATTCCAATGAAACATAACTTTCTTCTACCGAATTTTGTGCACGTTGACGATATTTTTCTACTGCTTTCTTGATTGATAGTTCATAGTGTTCTGGATCTAATTCCACGTCCACCATTTGACCACCTAATCGTAGTTCTATTTCTTTGATTAAATCTGATTGTGCGCTCATAAATATATTCTCCTATTATGTATATTTATGCTTTTTATACAATGATGTCCCACCTTAATCTAAACATCATAGCATCTTCTTCACGTGCTATGAAAATTCGTATTAACGGAGAAGGCGAGTTCATATCCCACTTGCCTATCAAATTATTCTGACACCACATTGATACGGTGCGATAACCTGTTAAACCTTCTGACTTGACACTCATACTATTCGTAGAAAGAAAATATGAATGTGGATATTCTTGTTTGGGATGTCGATTTACAAACTGGGCTCTGTTCATGGCTTTTAAGTCCGAATAACGATGGGAATATACGGCGCGTAGAAGAAACCATTGCTATCGGATGGTGTATTCTGTATACATGACCAATCCATCTTCCATCGTATCGCATCTAACTCAGTTTCAAATGTCACCTCATAAGGTGAAGTCTTGACAGCATTATACCGTTTCAACGCTGCATTAACGACTTCAATTTTAACGAATGATAAATTCGATCCTATTATGAAATGTTGCCATGAATCAATCAAATCAATAAATCCCGCTATACCTCTATAATTACCTGTTTTAAACTGTTCATTTAATAAATCTAGCACATATTCACTCATGATAACCAATCCATTTTCCAACGAATTGCATCCAATTCAGTTTTAAATTTCACCACATTCGTTCCATTGTACATCGCATTATATTCATTTAACGACTTATTAATTTCAAGGCGACCAGCGCATCCTTTGGTTGTCAAGAAATGTTTCCACGATGGGATGCAATTATCAAATATATTACTATCATCAATGTCAATAATCAAATCGTAACTCATTTTACTGTCTACTTGAATACTGCCAATATGATAGTTTCATCGTTAAACCTACCGTTCATCTTCGTATCTGTGGTAGTTAATCCACCAAATACTTTTAATGCTTTCGGCTTCGTGATCTTCTTATATTGTGGCAATATCTCTGCTGGTTTACGCAACGTCTTCTGCACACTCATTTCTTCATTGAAATTAAGTAGTGTAGTTCCTTTTACTTTGAAACCATCTGCATCAACTGCTACATAGATACCCATCTTACGTGTCTTACAGTTGAATACAACCGCCGCCACTGCTCCGATTAATCCACTTGGTGCTACACTTGCAATTCCATGTGATGCATCATTTGATTTATACTTTAACTTTGCAACCAACTGATCAGCCGACTTTTGCTTCACCTTACGTGGTGCTTTAGTTGCTTTTTGCTCAACAATAACAATGTCACACGCATCAATGATCTTTTTATGCATTAACGTCATAGCGGCTAATTGCTTTGTATTGAAATGAGAATAACCTTCTGCCAATTGCTCACATTCATCTTGCTTTTCTTCACTTAATTTTTTCATTGCTGCTGCTTTTGGCAATGCTGCGACTTCTAATAATTCAGCGTACATATCAGTGAAAAAACTTTTAATGATTCGTGCATGATTGGCTTTTGCTTCTGCTACAATCAGAATCGTATGTGGTTCAAAACTCGCTGCTAATTTAATATCACGAGTAACCACAAATTCCTCAATACTATCGTCTATCTCAGTACACATTACAACTGCTGCTTGTCGCATAATATCTTGAATAGTAGGACCTGCTGGTGCTTTTGCTTTAACCGCTTGTTCAGTGACCATCGTGTTCATCAATGGTGTTCCAATTTTTATCGCGTCTTCAATACCACCTTTAACAAAGATAGATACTGGTTTCAATTCTCCAGTTGTTCCCTTTAGCAAACGCCAATCATCTGCATGATTTTTTTGTAAATCAGGCATACCCGTTTCTAACAATTTAGCGTAGATACCCACTTGAACTGGTATATGTGATGCTGCTTTAACTGCTTTGATATTATCAACACTGTAGTTGTTATTTTTCATATAATCATATACATATCCACGTATATCTACAGATTTTACATTCTGGTAATACAAACGTGCAAAGTCAGCGCGTTCTTTATTGAATCTGTCACCTGACCAAGTATCCGCACCTGTCCAATCTGGATCAGTGAATCCCGTCTTGCGGTTTATTTTTGCCCTAGGCTTCTTGCGAGGTACTTTGATGGTAATTGCCATGTTGTAATTTCCTTTCGTGTTTGATTTAAATATACTATACACTACTTATCATTGTTTGTCAAATTTTTAATTAATTCTACAACGATAACTTCGCTAACATACAATCTTGTTCATTTCTAAAGAATAAATATCTTGAAGAAAATGCGTAATATGCCCAATCAGCACAACTATCCCTATTATGGGTTACTATACTTTGGTATATGCTATCCATATCAGCACCATATCCTAATATTTCATCAAGTCGGTTGATGATACTTTTGATTGATTCTAATTCATCTAATTCATACAGATCAATATAATGTGTAAACTTATCAGTCAGTAACGCCTCGTATCTAGAACTATCTAAAAGATAAACCACATCGTTATACGGCTCAATTAAACAATGCTTCATATAATCTCTTTTGCTTAATATCCCACTTCTCAACAATAGGTTTACCATCATCGTCTTCATTAACCACGATATATGCAACGCCTTTCTTAACATTGGCATAACGATATCCATAATCAAACGATGATCTCTCCGTTACCCATACTAAATGAGGATATGCGTCAAGATAAGGTATTTTCAAGTCATCTAAGTTCTTAGAAAATTCAAATAAGTTGTCAGTTGTCTTTTCTCTGAAACAACCTAGAATTGAACTGTCTCCTTTGTCAAAATAAACAGATGAATGTGCAAATGCCATAATTATACTCCCGTTGTGTTGTATGTCTCGTCATCATTGCTTAGAGGAGACATTTAGCGTACTGTAGCGACTGTTTATACAGTACTACAGTGACAAATATAAACCAGTTTCTTTTTCAATTAAACTTTTCATCATATCACAGTATATTCCATCATGTGATGCAACTTCTGCGATCTTGACACCCCAAATCTTACTAAATGTAATGTCGTATGTATCCATAGAGTTTAAAGCAACCTTAACATGGTTAACACGCTTAGAACCACGAATGCGAAATGACAAATCATTGCCACTAGTGGCTAAATTCTTAGCACCCATCATATACAATGCTTTGTTACCGATTTGATTTTGAATGGTCTTGGCTACTTGTGACATAATTATTTCTCGCTGATTGATTAACTTACTTAACCATTATAGCAACATGCCTTACCTTTGTCAAGCGTTTTTGTAATCTTTTTGCATAAATACTCTATATAATAAGGAGTAATCTATGCCGCGTTTATCACTCTATCGTGCGACAAAAACAAATGACTTTAACTTTCATGACCGAACTATCAGAGAACAGTTTGATATCGGTGGTACTGCTATACATGTTCATAAATATCTTGGACCAAAAGAAACTAACCACAGCAAAGATCCGACTGAACCAAATTATGGCTCTGGTCTTGAACTTGATCCTACCCTTGGCATTGAGATAAATCCCGAAGGCTTTATTAATGAAACTAAGATACAAGACTTGTTGTTTATGGAAAATCGTGATCGCAAATATGATCCAGACATTTTTGAATTACGTGGTGTATACAACGTGACCGATAATGATTTTGATTTAACACAATTCGGTCTTTTCTTGACCAATGACACAATGTTTATCACATTCCACACAAACGATATGGTATCAAAAGTTGGTAGAAAACTTATGCCGGGCGATGTACTAGAATTACCACATTTACGTGATGATCTATTACTTAACCATGACAGGAATGCAATCAATAAATTTTATGTTGTTCAAGATGCAAACCGAGGTAGTGAAGGTTATAGTCAAACATGGTATAGCCATATTTGGCGTGTGAAAGTAACACCACTAACCGATACACAAGAATACGCTGATATACTTGGAACGGCAGATGATCCTAATAGTTTGAAGCAAGATTTAAGTTCATATAAAACAGAGATAAATATTTCTAATGCTATTATACAAAGTGCTGAATTGGATGACCCATTAGGAATTCCATTAGTTAGTCATTTGTTCGGTGCTGAACCAACTGAAACGGAATACGATCATGGTGAAGTATTAGAAAAAGGTGATCAATTCCCACAACTACCAAACGATGGTGAATATTTCATAAGAGAAGACTTCACTCCAAACCGCTTATTCGTTTATCGCGGTAGTCGTTGGCAGCGTTTGTATGACAATGTCACTGATTCTACGTGGTCTGATAGAACATTCAATGCAAGTGGATTTATAGACAACAAAGCAACAACAGTTATAGACAATAAAGAGGTGCCTGAAAGACAGGCATTATCAGATGTAATCAAACCAAAGAGTGATTTTTAATTATGGCACAATATTTTTATGATAGACAAATTCGTAGATACATACAACAGTTCATCAGATTGTTTGGTGGCTTTGATGTACAAATGGGGGTTAATGACCAAAAGATGCCCATATACCAAACTGTACCAGTTCGTTACGGTGATACCAATCGCATGGCTGCACATATTACTCGCGAAAATAGTGAAAATGTAATAAACACTGTTCCATTCATATCTTGTTATGTAACAGGACTTGACATGGCGCCTGAACGTAGAATGAATCAGCAACATGTAGATAAAGTACAAGTATTTGAAAAGGAAATAGATCAAGCAACTGGTGAATACACTGGTGAAGTCGGAAATCGGTACACGGTAGAACGACATATGCCCGTTCCTTATAACCTAACTATGAATTGTGATATATGGTCGTCAAATACAGATCAGAAATTGCAATTGCTTGAACAAATAATGGTATTGTTCAATCCTACGTTGAATATACATACTACTGACAATCCGCTTGATTGGTCAAGTCTTGCATATGTTGAAATGAAAAGTTCAAATTGGTCAAGTCGTAGCGTGGGTGCAAGTGTTGACGATATCATTGATGTAAGTACACTTACGTTTGAAATGCCGATATTTATTAATCCACCAGCGAAATTAAAGCAGCAAAAATTGATTTATACAGTAATCAATCAATTGTATAACCTAGATGATGTTAACTTAGATGCATTTGACGCAAAAGAAGAATTTGATACAACATCACTGCAATATGTAACCGTTACACTAGACGATATGAAAGTTAAATTTGAAGATAATAAGGCGTTCTTACTAAATGACTCTGGTACTCAGATTAATGCAGATAGTGGTGACTTGCTTGATTGGTCTAAATTCCTAATCCCATTCGGTGAATTGCGTGAAGGTATTAGTCAGATTCGTATGCGAAAATCAAGTGCACCAAATGATATGGATAATGATATTATTGGTAGACTTACATTTGACGCGAGTAATGTAAATGCACTTAATGTAGAAATAGACACCAGTACGTTACCAACAAATACATTGACTGCGGTTAATGGGGTTTTAGACCCATTACAGAATTATCCCGGCGACGGATCGGTTTCTGCTTCGGTTGTTGGTGCTAGATATATTATTACTAACAATATTCCAAACGGACCCGAATGGGCTGGTTTAACCGCGAACAAAAATGACATCATTGAATATAATGGAACTAACTGGACTGTATCATTTGATAGTAGTGCGATCAACACCCAACAATATGTAGAAAACCTCATTTCTAATGACCAATTAGAATGGTCAGATGGTGATTGGATTAATAGTCATGAAGGAATATATAACACAGGATTCTGGCGACTTTATATATGATAAAATACGATGGTCATATGTGTTGGCACCAATTGACCAATCATACTGACGAATCTATGATTCATTCGTGTGATTGGTTGGAATTCATGCTACCGAATCAACATGCTATCACGATTGAACTAACTATATTGTCAATTTGTACTTTTGACGAGCATATTAAACATATACTCAGTGATTATCCTAATATAAAAATAATATACATATATAACAGTACCAGACTTGATCCTAGATATGTATCACAGGACATAATGGCGTATTTTATTGAAGTTTTTAATAAGTATGATGATCATATAAATTTTATATATAATGAAGGGATTCAATCGCTTATTAAACACAAAGCAATGCCAAACGCTGTATTCAATAGTTTTTTGACTACATATAAAACGTTTGCATGGCGACCAGAGGATTTTGAAGATTATATAGATGAACATGGTCCAGAATATCGTGCATTATGGGCATCTCTGAATGAATATAATAAAGAGTTTAGATGGTATGACTTTGTGCATATTGTAACCAACAATATAAAACCAGCAAGTCAATGTATAAAGAATATAGAACTTGTATTAGAAGGAAGGAAAGATTTCAAAGATTTTAGTCATCGTTTAGATCATGATTAAATACGATGCTCATATGTGTCATCATGAGTTAACAAATCAAATTGATGAAACAAATTTTGATTGTAAACGTAATATACATTCATGTACGTGGTTAGAAAATAAGTTACCTAACCAAATCTCTATAACAATTGAACTTACGCTATTATCAATTGACAGATTTGATAACCATATTGAACATATACTCAGTGATTACCCTAATATAAAGAAAATACACATATATAATAGCACTAGACTTGATCCCAGATATTCGCATCAATATACTATTGATAACTTTATTAAAAGTCTACAAAAATATAATAATCACATTGAGATCATATATAATGAAGGAGTTGATTCATTAATTAGACATGAAGAGATGACTGCATCAGTATTTGACGCATTATTGCTTGAATATAATTCATTTATGTGGAATGCAGAAGAATACCCTTGTTATATAGATAAAGGCAATGCATATTACAGATCATTGTGGTTATCCATAAATGCATATCATCAAGGGTTCACATGGGGTGATTTTATTAAAATTATAGACGATAATTTATCACTATATAGATATTACACATAATAAGGAATTAAATAATGGATAAGTTAAACGCAAGTGGGTGTATATTTTTAAGTATAGATACTGGTAGAGTATTACTGCAACAGCGTAGTGAGAAATCCAGTCATCCACGCACTTGGGGTTTTTTCGGAGGCAAAGGTGAGGAAGGTGAGCGTCCGTTAGAAACATTACTTCGTGAACTTGAAGAAGAGGTTGGAATGTTACCCGATGTTGAAAAAATATACCCACTGAATAAATTTATATCACCAGATAAAAGATTTGAATATAATACATTCGCGGTTGCGGTATTTGAAGAATTTATTCCACAACTTAATAACGAAAGTGATGGGTTTTGTTGGGTTAAATTAGGTAACTGGCCTCGTCCATTACATCCTGGAACTAAAGCACAATTATATAACAAAGAGATTGTAAAGAAAATTAGAACCATACACGAAACTAGTTCAATGAATGGTTCTAATTGGTTAGATACGCT